CCCAGACGTTTTCTGGAGCGAATACCTTCTCCAGCACAGTCAATATCAGTTCGGTTGCTACCGTTACGGCCTTGGTGCTTGGCACAACAAACTATGCGGCTTACGGTTCTTCGGGCACGATAACGCCGGACGCCAGTATGGGGAACAATATCTCCATTACGCTCACCAGTTCGGCCACGATCAACGTGCCGATCAATGCACAAGATTTCCAAATGTTCCGCTACCGCATCGCTCAGGACGCGGCGGGGAGTCGGTCCATTACCTTGGGATCAGGGTTCGCCTTCGGGACGGACGTTTCGAGCGCGACCTTCTCCACGGCGGCAAGCAAGGTGGACTACTTATCCTGTATCTACTATTCGGCCACCAGTAAGTGTCATATCGTGGCCCCAGTCATTCGAGGATACTGATGAAGCGAATCGCTCTCATCTTTCTGGTCCCTTTCAACGTCTGGGCGAAAACGCCACAGCAAATGATTGGGGGCAGTCCAGCAACTCCACACGTATCGTCAACCTCGACTTCTCAGATATACGGGAACAGCGGAGGAGCGTTCGACGCGTCGGTTGATCGAAATACCGGGATTCAATCGGTTCCGGGAACGTGGTCTAACATGAAGATCTGTCTTAACAATCCCGCCGGTTCTGCGAAATCGTTTACGTTTACGGCACAGCTCGGAGCGCGAAATCAGGACTCCCCAATCACGTGCGCCATATCAGGGACAACTCAGACGTGCTGCGAAGACGTGACGCATAGCTCGACGACGGTGGCGGGTGACCTGTTTCGTATCAAATCCGTCCCTTCAGGGACACCTACGGCGTCAACGGGGCACACCATTTCGATGCTTTTTACTCCAGCCGACGACAACAATTTCATTGTGTCTGGGGCGCAGACATCGGCAAATACAGGGGCCACCAGCTATGTCGCCATTGCTGGAGCAACCGGAGTGCGAACAACACGAACGGATACCGCCATACCGATGTCGCTCGCCGGGACGTTTGATCTCCTTTACGCAGAGGTGGCGGCGGCTCCCGGAGCAGGGAAATCGTGGGCTATTACATTTAACACGAACGGGACAGACTCCTCAGTTACGTGCGCGATTTCTGGGACCAGCAGAACCTGCAATGACGTGACGCATAGCAGTGCCACGATTCGCGGGGACAGGGTGACGTGGAAGGTTGTTCCCTCTGGAACACCGACGGCCTCCACGCTTTCTATTGGGATGCGATTTCGGCCAACCAATAGAGGGGAATTTCCTCTCATTGGGAACACGTTTAATGCCATTTCCAATACGGCCAGTAGCTATACGCGCATTTCAGGCGGGAACGATAATAATCTGACCGAGAACGTCGCAATCTCCACGTTCACTTCGAGGTCTCCCGGCCTTATCATTAAAAGCGCGAACTATTCAGTCTCTACCGCCCCAAGCGCGGGGAGAAGTTATACCTACACGCTACGGAGAAATTTCGCCGACCCGACGGGCGGTCCCTCTGCGACCATCTCAGGAACATCGACCACCGCCCAGAGCGACGGATATATCGTCGTCGCAGATGGCGATGTTCTGGTGAACCGATTAACCCCGTCCGGCACCCCAACCGCCGGGATGTTTCATTCGTGCTACACCGGATATTTCACTCAGCCGTTAATGACACCCGTATTCCCATGAGGACCAAAATGAAAAAACTAATTGCCCTGCTCTTAATCGCCCCCAGCCTCTACGCGGCCAAGCAATGCGCGACGCTGGACGGATCGGCCTATTCAATGGAACAGATCAACCACGCGCCCATGTTCGCGCACCAGATTGCCATTCCCCTAGACAACACAGCAAAGTTCCCGTCGATGACATATGACGCTCAGAAACGGATGACGATCTGCTTCGACGACGTGAGTTTTGACGTGGTGGCGAATATCACTATCCCCGCTATCGTAACCAAATACAACGCACAGAAAGCAGCAGATGCGGCGTATTTGGCACAGCAAGCGGCTTGGACCGTCCAGTTTGCGACCACGACCACCGCCCTGAACAATGCGCGGGTGACGGGTTTTAAGAACCTGACAGCAGCGAATCAGGCCGCGACGGTGCAGGGTCTTCTGGACCGCGAATATCTAAAGATTCAACTTGGGATTGACGAGAAATGAGCGAATACCGACTTAAAATTGAAAGGGAGAACAAGACAATGAACATCAGAGAACGGTTAAAAAAATACGGAGCAGTGGCCGCGATTCTTTGCGGGTTCATTTCTCCCGTCGTCGCATCAGCGCCAGTATACAACAAGCCGCTCGTCAATGAAACGGCTCTTGGGTACAGCAATACTTACGTGTTGAACATGTCGAGCCCCATGATTGATTCGCTGTCGTTCCAAGCGATCTATGGCAGCGCGACGATTCCGACGGTGTCTTTTAATGATGGGAAGCAATCCACGGCCACCATTACGGTGGTGAGCAATACGGCGCTGTCTACCGCTTCGGCGACCAACTACCTGACGGTATTGACCACCAAAAGCATCACGAACGCCGCCGTAACCATCAACGGAATCACACTGACGGGCGGCACGCATTGGTTTAATGATGTGACCTACTCGTCTTGGACAGCCCGGTCGATTCGGGACGCGATTAACTCATATGTCCCCGGCATTGTGGCGACAACGGGCGGCGCGAGTATCGTCTACGCGACGGCGACGGCTCCCGGCTCTTACGGGAACAACATCACGTTTACGTCCAATAGCTCGTCTATAACCATCAACACGCCTACATTTACGGGCGGCAGAGATAACGCCAGAATTAGCGTAAACGGCGTGCCACTGACGGCCAACGTTGACTGGTATCCGGGGGCTTCGGTGACAGCAACAGCCGACGCCATCGCCGCGGCCATGCGGGCAAATACCTCGATAGCGGCCATTGTGACCTCTACGTCCCCAAGCGCACGCGCGGGGGTGATTGTGTCGACATCCATCATTGCAGGGACGGCGGCGAATTACTCACTGATTTCGTCGACTCCGGCAGCCTTGACGGTGTCCAACACAAACACCTATTACGGCGGGACAGATTCGGCTCTTGGGTACGGAACAGGGATCATCACGGCGTCGAATCATCAACTGACGACGGCGCTCCCGGTGATTTACTCGACCGGATCAAACGTGACCATCTCCCCACTGGCTTCCGGGACTACATACTATGCGGTTCCGCTAACAGCCAGCACGTTTGGGCTTGCCACAACGTCCACCGGGGCTATTGCGGGAAGCTACGTGACGTTCACGTCGTCTTCTCCTTCCACGACCACGCACACCTTCACGGTGCGAACGTCTACCTTCACTGGAAGCGCGAGCTTCAAGTATCAGGGCTCGAATGACGGGACCAACTGGACGGACTTAACGACCCCCGGGGCTTCGATGACACAAGCGACGTATGTAAACCCTTCAACGTCGACCATCGTTGACCTTGGCAACGTGAATTATGGGTATATCCGCGTAAACGTGACCGGTCCGTCGGCGACCACGAATCAGGGAGCAATCTACCTGAAAGTGATTCCGAACGGCAAGAATACGACCAAATAAAGGAGATTTCTATGTATCCGATGGACGACGACGAGGAAATGAAGGATAAGGTTCTAGAGATGCTTGGCGGCGAGGTTGACGATTACGCCGGGTCGAAGCTGGAAGACGATGAAGAAAAGCCAGCGGATCAGGGCGTAACCATTGAAATCGCGGTCAAGCCCCACGGCGCCGCGGACGAAGAAGCCAAAGAGAAATTCATCCAAGAGGAAGAAGCCGAAGGTCACGACGATGTTCGGCACGCGCTCGGAATGTGTAAAGGTGGTTGCGTAAAATGACGGTTCCTTCGCCGTATCTGACCGTTGACGACATGGTGGACTCCGTCATTCGTGCGGCGAGGTTGCCTATTAGTCAGGTCACGTTCACGACTGACGACATCATTGCCTTTCTGGATGAGGAAGAAAAGACGACCATCTCCAGCTTGATCCACAGCGTCCGCGAGGAGTACTGGCTGACGAATTACGATCAGGCGATTACGGTGGGACAGTCTGAGTATGGGATGCCTCCTCGGGCGGTGGCGGGCGGCCTTCGGGACGTGGTTTTCCTTGACGCCTCTGGAAATGAAATCGAGATGGCGCACTTAGACCCGGACCAGTTAAAGACCCCTCCGTATTTCGTCGTGGCTCCGACATTCAGGGGGCAGGGATTCTTTATCCGCAACGATAAAGTGGTGCTTTTCCCTCCGACGTACAACAATACGGCGTATGAGCTTCGGGAGAAGTACGAGCGCCGGCCAAACACGCTGACAAGCGACGCCAACTGTGTGACGGTTGCCAGCATCAACGTCGGCACAAATCAAATTACCCTGTCGGCTTCTCCCCCGGGATGGGTGGCGGGGCAATTGATTGACGTCATTGACAACACGCCGCAGTTTACAAGCCTTAACGACAACCTGTTGATTTCTGGCGTCAGTGGTTCAACATTGACGATTGACGCATCAACGCCGATCTCGTCGGACATTACGGCGAATATGTGGGCGTGCCCGTTCGGGACGACATGTCAGCCGCAGATTCCCGTAGAGGCGTACCCTCTATTGGTTCAGCGTGGGGTCATGCGCATCGCTATCGCCATGCAGAATTCCAACATGTTCCAAGTGGCGGCGAAGCTGGCCGAAGATAGCGCCGCGCACGTGGTGAAGATGCTGACGCCGCGCGTCGAGGGAAGCCCTAAAAAGCTCGTCAACAGACGTATGCAGGTTGGTCGATTTAATTATCCGTTCTTCAGATAAGGAGGCGTTATGGTACAACCAGCGCAAAAAAGCAGAGCAAAAGCCGTCGCAGCGAACTTTGAAACCATCGTCGACAATGCGATTCACACAGCGGTTGGTAATTCGTTGTTGACCTGCAATGTCAGCATCGTCGGACGCAGCAACGCGGACGTGCAGCTCATGATCCGCGACCTTCGCATCAACGGGTATACAGCCACGGCGACAACGTCAACGCTGACGATTTCTTGGTAATTAATGTACTCGAGCGCTCTTGAATCGGCAGGGCTTTACACCTTCCCGAACAACCTTTCTAAGGTTCCGGTGGGGGCACTGCTTCAGGCCGACAACATCGTCATTAGCCGGGAAGGCGTAGCGGAATCGCGGCGTGGCGTTGCCAAAACAGGTACGACGCTCGGGTTGTCAGGGTCAGATTTTATCGACCAGTACTTTTCTTACCAGAACCGGCTGCTAGTCCATGACTCGACGGGCGTCTTGTCTTACGATTCAGACGGCGCTCAGACATGGACGGCCTTTACAGGCACGTTTGATCCTCCGGCATCCATCGCCAAGATCAAAGGCGCAGAGTCGAACAAGAACTTCTACTTCTCCACGGACGCTGGCATCTACAAAATGGACGCCTACAACGCACAGCCTACGACCGCGGGCGCTGTCCCTGCGCTCGATGGCACAGCCGCATTAGCCGGGGATGGATCGGGATTTCTTGGAGCTTCCAAGCAATGTGTTTATCAAGTGGTTTTTGGCTACACAGACGCGAACGGGAACCTGATTCTAGGGAGTCCGTCGCAACGTATTTTGGCGGTTAACTCGACAGCCGGCGACGATGATGTTGACGTCACGTTCACGGTTCCAAGCGAATGTTTTGTGGGGTACTTTTATCAGCTCTATAGAACGGTGCAGACGGATTACAGCGCCACTCCGTCGTTGAACGTGCCCCCCGGCGCGGAACCTCAATTAGCGGCGCAAAACGATCTGTCCAGCGGGGATATCTCGGCAGGGACTGTCACCTATACCGACATCACGCCAGATGAACTGTTGGACACCTTTTTATATACCAACCCGTCACAGGAAGGACCGACACAGTCGAATGACCGGCCTCCGATGGCAAACGATATGTGTTTGTACAACCAGATGATGCTCTACGCAGACGTCCAGAGCCGGCAGAACACGCAATTTAACCTGATTTCGGTAGATGCTCCAAACGGGATTCAGATTGACGACACCGTAACCGTCAACGCGGTGGTATTTACGGGAAAAGCAACGCAGAACAATGCCTCTCAGCAATTCGAGGTGGTGACATCCGGCACAGTGTCGGAGAACATCGACCAGACAGCCAGAAATTTGGTGGCTTGCATGAACGCCAACGCGGCGACGACCGACGTGTACGCTTTTTACCTGTCAGGGTATAACGATCTCCCCGGGAAAATCGGGCTTGAAGCAATATCTTTATCGCAAGGGGTGTTTTATGTTCTATCGTCGCGTGGCGGCGCGTTTAACCCTTTTCTTCCTGTTTCTGGCACTACTTTTGCAAGTTCAAATGATTCTACTCCTAATGGCCTTGCGGTTTCCAAGGTAGGACAGCCCGAAGCGGTCCCTTTTCTGAATTTGGTTCCGGTGGGTGGCGGTGATCAGCCTATTTTGCGCGTAAAAGCGCTCCGAGGCGTGGCTATAGTTATAAAAACCGATGGAATCTATACAGTCTCCGGAGCAACCCCCCAGACGTTGAGCGTCACGCTGTTAGATTCGACCATTATCTGCATCGCGCCTGAATCTGTAACACTTCTTAACAACAGCGTTTACTGTATGACCAACCAAGGCGTCGTTTCCATCACGGAATCAGGGGTGACGATTCAGAGCCGGCCTATTGAATCGGACCTTCTTGAAGTGACCGCGCCACAGTTCACCTATTTCAAACAAGCCACAGCGGCGATCAGCTATGAATCCGAGAGGCTTTACATTCTCACCTTGCCGACGAACGAACAAGACACCTATGGCACGCAAGCCTACTGTTTCAATTGGGTGACCAACGCATGGACGCGCTGGCCTATTGATATTTCGGCTGGAATCGTCAATCCATACGACAACCTTCTGTATCTGGGACGACCCGACACCGACAGGACGTTTGCGTATCAGGAACGCAAAACCTACACTTACAACGATTACATGGACGACGTTTTCCCTGTCACGATCTCATCCGTCGATACGACGGGATTGATTATCACCATCACCACTACCCCCGATGCCGATTGGGTCGGTTACGGATTCGCACAAACCGACGCCGGCATCGCCATTATCACGGCGGTCGATACGGGATCCAAGACCATCACCGTCGACATTGACGATTCAACTGTCCCGGGGGAAGCGTTGCCGTGGGTGGCGGGGGCCGCTGAAATTGAGGTTCCGATACCGCTTGACCTTATGTGGTGTCCACAGACCGGGAGCTATCCGCACGTCCTAAAGAGTTGGGGCCGCGTCAATTTCTGGTTTAACGGTGGGAATTTCCAGAACATCTCGACCGGTTTCCAGACCGACATCACAGGGCCAACGCAGACACTTGCGGCCATCGTGACGGGTGGTTACGGATTCGGACCCTTTGGCGGTGGCGCTTACGGCGGCACGGCGAATTTCCCGCAATCCATACAAACGCTTGTTCCTGTCCCGAACAGCCAAGCGCGGTGGATACAACCTTCTCTTTCGCTTTCGTTCCCGAAGACGCGATTCTCGAGCCTTGGCGTGACGATGAGCTATGACATCATCAGCGACGTGAGTGGGTGACCTATGGCAAGCCTACCAGTAACGCGCAAATTTAACCCGGGCGATTATAAGAGCTTGCCCGACGCTTTCACAAACCGGTTCATCTCGGCTTTAAACCTATTCACGGACCCGGTCTATGTGGCGCTCCAGAACGGAATCACCTTCCAAGAGAATTTCAACGCTCAGATTTTCAGCTTTGCCATTACCGGCGGCGCGACCGCGGCGTCTAATGCTGTCAATTTCCGGCAATTGATAACGGGGTTTCCGGTGGGACTCATCAAGTTGTCCTGTAATGTGTCGAGCGACCCGTCTATTCCTGTCACGTCGCCGGTCGATTTTTCTTGGTATGCCAGCGGAGGGCAGGTTTACATTACAGCCATTTCAGGACTGACGACCGGCACGCAGTACATTCTAAAAGTGATGTTATTTTGAGGTGACGCTATGGCTTACATTGACCCATTAGACCCCAACAACCAACAAGCGCAAATGGCCCCGAACGCGCTCTTGCAAACGCCGCAGACGGCGGGACAGGTGTCCTCTGGGCCAGCGGGTGGGGTAGCGTCAGCGGTTCCCCCGGCGGGAGTTGCAGCCCAGACCGGTGGCGGGAAAGCGCCTCCTGTCCAGAACCTTTCAGCGTACTTGAAAGCCAACGCGCCGCAAGCGCAGGGCATGGCTGACAAGATAGCGACTACTCTGGGAGCCGGAGCCAAGCAAGTGCAAAGCGATATGGCAAACGCTCAGTCGGCGTTTGATACTGAAGTTCAGACCGGCAGCGTACAGCCAGACCAAGGATTGATTCAACAGGCCGCCGCCGACCCGGTGAATTTTGTCAAAGACCCCAACAATGTCCAAGCGTTCCAGAAGCAGTTAAACGCGAGTTACACAGGCCCACAGGATTTTCAGGGGACCAAGTATTATTCCGACTTAAACAGCAAGATTTCGTCAGCGGTGGCAAACGCCGGCTCGACCGACCCGAAGAACATTCGGCAGGTTGTACAGAAGTTAGAGACAAACCCAACGGCTGGCATGACGGCCCTTGACGCGCTTGTCTTGCAGCAGAATCCCGGAGCCATCGGGACGGTTAAGAGCGCACAAGCCCCCTATGCCACGCTCAACCAAGCGCTTTCGGATATGGTCACGCAATCCAACGCCAAGATTCAGGCAGCCCAGAGCGGAACGTCTGCGGCCCCGCAAGCGGTTAAATCTGTGTTTGATCCAATGGCGCAGAATTTTAAAGCCACTTTAATGAACCAACTTCAAAACGCAGCCAGCAAGCAAGCGATCAATTCGTCCACGTACAATTCTCTTTTGACCAACATTCAGTCTGGAAATTATGCAGCCATTACCCCGAGCCAATACGCTGCTCTTGGGGTAGACCCTTCGCAGTTCCAAGGCATTTCAAACGCAAATTCTGTCATCGGTAACAATTTCCCGGGGCTTGCTCCAAACTTTGCGGCCTACATCAACCCCGGAGGAAATAAGTCTATCTCTCCCATCATGGAGAATGTCGCTGGCACAAATGATTTCGACATGGACGCTGCCCTTGCGACGCTCCTCGGGAATGGCTACTCCTCTTCTCTTAATCAGTCACTAAGGAATCAAGCCGGCACTTACAAAGAAGACATCCAAAATCCGACCTTTAATCAGGACGCGATGATGGATGCCATGATCGACGCTATTTTGGGGAAAACGACGTTTAATAATTATTCAAGCGATCCAATCGGTAAAGAACTTACGGCGCTTGGATTAGCTAAAGGATTTTCCACCGGGCAACAGGCGGGGCAAGTTAATTACCTTGATCCGCAGACAATTGCATCAATAGACGCATTGTTGGGCATTTCTGGATATTCCAAAGTGCCATTATTCTAAGGAGATGAAAATATGGCGCAGCAATTTAACGAAAAAGGTGCAGTTGGTGGGGGTGTTGGTGGGGCTGGAGCGGGTGCAAGCTTTGGTCCTTGGGGCGCTCTTATTGGCGGCGGGGCGGGGGCTCTAATGGGTGGATTTATGGGCGGCGACGACGGGAAAGCAACGGAAACTTTACTAAATGCTCTTGAACAAATCCGACAAATTCAAGTGCCATCGGCAGAGTCGATGCAGATTGAATTGCAGCAGTATGTTCAAGCCGGCATCCTGACGCCAGAGGAAGCGCAATATTACGCGGCCAACCCGACGGAATTCGCAAAGATCAAGATTAATCCCAAGGGTGAAGAAACGCAGATTCAAGCAATCGACAAGCTTATGCAGATTGCCAACTCCGGGGGCATGGACCCACAGGAACAAGCCGCCCTCGACCAGACCGTCCGGGCGCTTAATGCCCAAGAAAAAGGTCAGCGCTCGTCAATCTTGCAGAACGCGGCGCAACGAGGGATGCTGAACTCCGGCATGACGACCGCCGCGCAGTTGGATGCTAACGCCGCCGGCGCAGCCAACGCTAATCAGCAAGCGTTACAGGCGCGTGCAGACGCGGCGACCCGCGCGATGCAAGCATTGACCACGGCGGGAAGTATGGGCGCGACGTTGCAGGGGCAAGACTGGCAGCAAGCCGCGCAGACGGCCAGCGCCGCGGACGCCATCAACAAATTCAACGCTTCACAGCAGAACGAAACGGCGCAATTTAATGCGTCGAACAAAAACGCGGCACAAGGGGCAAACCTCGCCAACGCGCAGGGGATTATGAACGCCAACGTTGCAGCGAATAATTCAAACACCACAAGGAACGCGGACCTGATTCAGCAGAATTTCACGAATCAGTTGAACAAGTCGTCAGCCGCCGCCGGGATGGCGCAGCCTTTAGCGGGCGTTCAGTCTCAGAATTCGCAGGACCAGAACGCTTTTATGGGCAATCTCATAGGCGCAGGGGCTACGGCGTTTGGGAACGCTTACAACGCCAACAAGCAAAAGCCAGATACGACCAAGCCAGCGACAGGGGCGCACGGTGGAGAGGTCACGGACTCCGGCGATATCATCAATTACATGCGCCAGAAATACCCGTCTGAAGGTGTTCCCGTCAGTGGTCCCGATTATGTCCCGGACATTTACACAGATAAAGACAACCGCCAGCAGGTGACGCCTTCTTATTTGGCGCAATCGGGCGGCGAGGTTCCGGGAAATGCCCCGGTGGCGGGTGATTCACCGAAGAATGACATTGTGCCGGCGGTATTGAGCCCCGGGGAAATCGTTATTCCGCGCACGGCGGCGCAAAGCCCGGACAAGGTTATGGAATTCCTTCGCAGAATACGCAAACCGGAGCCAAGAGTAGAACCAAAGCATGTGGCGACCGTGCTGGAAGCGCTCCACCACATCCAAGGGGCTTAAAATGAACAAGTACAACGACGATTGGGAAACACTAGGCGACCGCATCCCGGACGAGATCAAGAATTGGGTGGTGGTCAACCAGAAAGATGAGCGCCATCCGGTCGAAAAGCTTGTGGACCGGGAAAAGGCCGCAGGGAGCGACGTTCCCATGATGGCCTCGGGCGGGTTTGTCCCAGAAGACCCGGACGAAATCGACCCCCGCGAAATTGACGCGCTACAGGCCCAAGCAGCGGCCATTCCCCCCGCACAGGTCCCGATGCCCGAAACTCAGGCAATAATCGAACCTAGGCCGGTTTCCGCGCCAGCCGCGGCCCCTGTAGACTACGGGGTGCAGGCCGACAAGATCATGGGCAGCACCCCGGAGAGCCGGCAAGCCGTATTTGACCGGACACAGGCGCCAAGCATCGGAAACGCCATCGGGAGCTTTGGGGCGGGGCTTGGCGACGCTATCGCGCGGAGTTACGGGCACGATGCCGGCGCGAACCACCAGAAGACGTTCCAAGGCATCATTGAAGGCCGGAATCAGGCGTATCTGCAGAACGAGAAGGACAAGGTTTCGATGGGAAAGGAACGGTTTGGCATTTCCCAACAATTGGAGGCTAAGTCTCCGAGTTCCCCTTTGTCGCAGCAGCTCCAGCAGACCTACGGGCCACTCCTTAAAAAGATTGGATTCTCAGATGAGGACATTTTCAAAATGTCTGCGTCAAATATATCTGATTTGACAGGGAAGTCGGTCGATATGATGAAAGCGGAATCCGAAGCCGCGATGGCCGCGGCCAGTCTTGGGCTTAACACATATAAAGCGAAAGCAGAAGTTGAGCACCAAAAGAAAGAAGACGAATCTAGCGCGAAAAAGGAAAGGGCAGGGGCGGCGAAACAACTTGCAGAACGTGGCGTATGGAAGCGCACGACGGATTTCATCACCCAGAATCCGGCGACAAAGGTTCTGGAGCAACAGGCAGGGTTGCGCCCGGCAGACAATGAAGTTGAACGCCGCACAAAGGACGGGAAAATAGGGATTTACGATGTAAATACAAAGCAATTCCTGAGGTATAAATGAGCGCCGGACCTAGTTGGGACGATACGGAGCCAGTTGAGCAATCGGGGCCTTCATGGGACGAAACCGAGCCTGTTGAGGGGTATGTAGAGAAAACCGTTAAAAATATCATCCCTGACTTGAAGCAGACGGCGATCGGGATCGGCAGCATGATTAAAGAGGGCGCTTACGAGATGCCGAAACGGGCAATGCAAACCGGCGTCGAGATGGCCGGCGGCGTGCCTTATGCCGAAACCCCGTCAGGCCGGCAAGCCGTAAACCTTGTCCAGAACGCGCCCCAACAGGCCGCAGAGATGGTTCGACCGATCACCCATCCTATCGACTACATGCAAGAGCATCCTGTCCAGCAAACCCTCAACATCTTGGGCGCAAAACAGTTGATAGGCGGGATGATGCCTAAAAAGGCACCGATGGCCGCGCCCGAGATGCCGATGCGGACCCCGGAAGCGCCACTACCGCCGCCAGAAGCACCGATGGCCGCGCGGCAGATGCCGAAAGTGGCCCCCGAAGCGCCGCCGGTCGGCGCGGAGCCCCCTCCGATACCCAAGGCAGCGCCGGAGCCGCCGCCAGCCGCCGCTAAAGGGCCGATTGACCCGCTTCAAGACGTGAAAGACTTCTTAAAACGAACTCAGGCAAAAGCCGAAGCGGTTCCCGGGTGGCAAGAAAAAGCCGCCAAGTATGTGAAGAACGAGGTGGCTGATTTTCGCGCTAAAGATATCGGGATGCGTGACCCTATGATTCGCAGCCTAGACCCCAAGCGTCCCTTGCAAGCACTCCAGAAGGCCGAAGACCTTATGGACTACGCAGGGGAAAAAGGGTATTTCAGGCCGGGGTTGACGGACGTCGCACGAAAGGACGCCATCGCATCGACAATAGAAAAAACCGGGGCCAACATTGGGGCGGTTCGTCAGATTGCAGGGAAGCGCGGAACGCCTCCGATTGCGGAAATACGAAAAGCCATCCTTGACGAACTCACGGCAGAGTATGGAGAAAAAGCCGCAAGAGAGATTAAAACGGTCCTTAGTGATTTTGACCGGAAAGTAAAAGAGAACCCGACGTATCAGGGCATGGCCGACTTGGCGACCTATCTAAATCAAGAGAAAAAGACATTCAACAAGATCGGTCAAAATGAAGGACCAACAACCGACGCGGCGAACATTGTGAGCCGCATGAACAACGACTCCCTGAGAAGCGTCCTCTCTCCGGCAGAGAATAATTTCTACACCGAAAATCTGCGCGATTTTGGAGCGCATAAAAAGCTTGAACAGATGGTTGCTTCCTCTGCCCGGCGGGCAATGACGGGACGGGGGGCGCCGGGTGGTGCTTTCTCGGCAATCTGGCAACAGCTATGGGATCGGGGCGGCTATCGCATGGCCGGAGATGTGGCGAACCGCGTCAGCAGTAGCGTGCTTAAAAATCCCGGGCGCATTAAATCACTGCCTGAGTTTTTCGAGGAATTAGCGCACCATTCCGGCGAGTCGTTTGACGAGTTAATCGGCGGTATGTGGCAAGGCGGCGAAGTGCCTGAAGACGTTGCTCAGTGGGTAACGTCAAAAAACAAGTAAAGGGGTAAATTGTGATTGGACACGGAAATCGGATAGAGGACATCGGATTCGGGCGCGTGCTTAAATTCTGGCCCCTTCTGGTGGCTATTTTTACGTCCGGGGCATGGTATCAGAGCGCAACAGCGACAAAAGAGATGTTAGCTATTGTTAAGAAGCAGACCGATGAGCATGAGCTTCGCATCACTCGTGTCGAAGATGCTGTGGTCTATTTGAAGGAATTGGTGGCTTTACGAAAAAGAGAACACCGAGACTAGTTCCGAAGCTGAAAGTCTCAACGCGCTATGTGTGCCCGTCATGTCTTAGCAGATCGCGGCAAAGCGTCATTGAAGCCCGTCACTCGGTGGGTGAGCTGTGGGTAATGTCTTGCTGCGATTACTCGGCTTGCTCTTGGGAGAAGAAAGTCACCGCGGGGTACGTGAATGGCGAATTGCGTACACTCGACGGGGATTCGGTGGACGATTAGGAGGGGGACCCAACATGAAAGACATATTGACCTTGTCAGATGCGATCCACCTAGCCTTTAGCCGTCCTGAATATGCTCCCCAGATTAAGCGCGACGAGAAGGGCGCTATTGTCAGCATGACGACCCACTGCAACCAGTTTGTAAACGAGGTCTTGTCTTTCATCGGATTTGGGGATTTGGAAGGCAAGATGGCGAACGACATTGTGGACTTTATCAAGGCACACCCTCAATGGTCCGAAGTCTCTATGGACAAATGCCAAGCACTCGCCAACGCCGGGACATTCGTAATTGCTGCCATCAAGGCCCCCGTCCACGGTCATGTGGCTATCATTTGCCCGGGGAAAGAGAAATCCTCCGGGCGGTGGGGCCAAGTGCCGTCTTGTGCCTCTGTGGGGAAAGAGAACACGATAGGGCGCGGGATCAATTGGGCGTTCAGTGAGATGCCTTCATTTTACGCCTACAGGCCGACGTTATGATCCGAAAAGTTATTGTCCTAATCCTTTTCCCATCTCTCGCTTTTGCGGGGGTGTCGGCGTCATTCCCAAACGCTCAGGCCCAGACGGATTTCATCGCGTTCACGACGACATACTGGAACGTGACCGTGAAGCCGGGGTTGTTCGCGGGGGATTACAAGCTCGCGGTTTCCAGCCGGACGTCTGGGGTTCCGGTTCTTGTCAGTTCCCCGATAGCGACCGCGACCGCCTTTGACGAGTGCTACGTCTACGGATTTGGTCTTGGAATGGACGTGGAGCGACGGACAAATCTGAGCATTATTGACCAGCTAAAGCAGAGCGTCGTCGCAAATGGTAATTGCGGCGGGTTAAGCATGAATACAACCAATTTCACCCTTCAGAACGCTTACACGCAGGGGTGCTATACGGCGGCGAACCTGATCTTTTCGACCATCACGGTCAGGGACACGTTGCCATGGTTCATGCAACCATGACGCTTTCCGACACAATCAGGAACTGGCTGTTAGAGCTGGTTCTATCAAAACTAGATGCAATGGAGGCCGAAATGTCACTTACCACAGACGCGATCACAGCCTTAGACTTAAAAATAGATGAATTGATCTTGGCAATCAAAAACAACACGGATCAGGCCCCCACATTGGCGGCAATTGCGACCATCGGAACGAAGGTTCAGGCTACGATTGATAGCTTGAACGCGCCCATTCCGTAACTATGTGGACCCCAGATTGGTTGTTGAAATTGATCGGGAAGCAAGTCGCTAATAAACTGGAACTACAGGAGGACAAGAATATGGAATCGAAGCCGTGGTACAAATCTCAGACAATCTGGACGGCGGTAATTGCCGGGGTATTGGGAATCTATGGAGCTGTAAGCACTATCCATCCATTACCCCCTATCCCTGAATGGGTCTACACGTTGCTTGGTGCGGTAGGTCTGCATGGACTACGAACCGCAGCCACAAAGGTTGGCTAAACCCGTCAATTAGCGGAATCCTCCCCGCGCCCCCCGGGCTGGTATTGACCCCACCAGTCCGGGGGTTTCTTTTTCCTTTCCCCTTGAAGTTTGTACTACAAAATGTTATAACAATCAAAAGGAGGACAAAATGCCAAACCAAAAAAACAAGAAGAAGTATCCCGTTCTGTCGGTGCGCGTAAGCGATGAAGAAATGACACACATACGACGATCTTCGCACATGCACGGACTCACAATCCCGCAATATGTCAGGTCTGTACTGGTCCCGCTTGAAATCAGAGTGAGAAAAATAGTTGTTGACAAATTGTAAACAATCAAGTATACTGGAAGGGTAGCAAGACAGACAAAAGGAGGATATATGAAAAAGGAATGCACGGACGGTTTGGAAAAGTTAAACGATCTATACGGCGTCCACTATAGGGTTCGGCTTGGCGTGTGGTACAAAGCAGGGGAATTTAAATCGTATGACGACGCCAATCGTATAGCAATGGAATTAAGCAACGAGTACGACACCCGAGTTGTACACCTAGAAAGAACGGTCCTTGATTCTTTTTGTTCAAAGGGGCACAAAGTGAAATCATACGAAGTGGCTTTTACGCGGACCGGGGTTAAAACGGTCAAGCACTACGCCTAAAGGAGGGGTTCAAAATGAACGAGAAAGAGACATTCTTCATCACCGCCGGAGGGGTCACGATCATCACGCACGGACGCGACAATGTTCTGGAATGGGTCGACTTCATCTTGGATAGGGGGATGGCCCCCGTTGTCGAAAGGAAGGCGGCCTAATGAGCGCCTACGGATGGGCGAACAGAAGCAGCCGCGCGGAGAAATGGAAGGCCATGAACAAGGTTCAGAAGAACGGTGACTTATGGAAAACGGTGCAAGTAGCGACCGTTCTGGGGATTGTGGTTTACCTGATATCGCATCTCCTCTACTTCTGGTGGTCGCTATGAACGGGGCAACGCATGATCATTTGGTGGAGTGTTTAAACTGTAGCGTCCGCATATCAGATATCCGGGATTGCATCTGCTCATCACATCCAGTGACCTACGCAGAGTGCCGATATTGTTACGAAGAAAGGGTCAGCAACGAAATGGAACGGAGGAGGAATCAATGACATCAAAAAAGAAGGGTCAAGAAGATGTAGAAGAAACGACGCTGGCAGTGGGGAAGGCGTTCAGTCTTACGCCGACGAATCTGGATCAGGCTTTCAAGCTGGCAGAGTTGATTGCGAACTCAGACTTAGCCCCGAAGGACTTCAAAGGGAAAGCAGGTAATTGCCTGATTGCAATGCAGATGGGAATGGAGGTTGGGCTTGCCCCTATGCAAGCGATCCAGAATATTGCGGTCATCAACGGGCGACCGACCGTTTGGGGAGATGCAGCGATGGCGCTTGTTTTGGCTTCGCCGATATGCGAATACGTCCGTGAAGAATGGGACGAAAAAACGCAGACTTGGACCGTTCGCGGGAAGCGCAAGACGGACCCGAATGAGGGGGTATACACCTTCTCTATGGCAGACGCAGATAGGGCTGGATTATCGAAGAAGGAGGGGACATGGCGCAGCTACCCTAAGCGCATGATCCAAATGAGAGCGCGGGCGTTTTTATTGCGCGATAAATTCACGGACGTCTTAAAAGGTCTTTCAATCCGTGAGGAAGTATCAGACTACGTTGAAACCGTCGCAGACAAGGCACCGGCCATCCAAATGCCAAAGGCTCAACCGACAGAACTGGCCCCGGTTGTCAAGAGCGCAGATGGGCAACCGATGGTTGCCGGAGAATTGAGTTACTTTCTTAAAGAGTTAACACGTCTTGGCGCGGATATGGAGGAGGTCGCGCGATTTGTGAAAGACAAATTCGCCGCGGACTCTTTGACAATCCTATCGAGGGCTCAAGCGAAACAAGTTTTAACCGCTTGGACTGACGAACCCGTCGCGGAGCCGGTCAAATGATCCAGCAAGACGTTGTGTTTGACGAGATCACGCACACGTACACGCAAGCGGGGGTGCCATGCCCCCGCAGCGTGACGGGGTTGCTAAAGAAGTATGGCATGACTCCAGACTTTTCCAGAATTCCAAAAGACATTCTGGAAGTTGCAAGGCAGCGCGGGTGCGCATATGCGGAAGGCCGTCGGCTATTGCTTCAGGGGAGAGAGCTGGACCCATCGACAATTGATCCGCAGATTCAGGGCTATATAAAAGCGTTCAAGTCTTTTTGGAAAGATAGCGGAGCCGTACTCATTGAAACAGAAGTCCCGCACGTGTCGCCTTTGGGGTTTGGGTTCAAAGCGGACATCTTCGCTTTTGTTGCAGGGCGGCGAATGGTCATTGACGACAAATGTACGGCAGAAATACCAAAAAGCGTCGGCTTACAAACAGCCGGCTATTCGCTCGGATGGGATAGCTTGGAACCAGAAGCAAAGATAGAAGGCCGCGCCGTCTTGTGGCTTAAGAAAACAGGGGAGTACAAATTCCGTCTACTGGAAGATCCAGACGATATGTCCGCGTTCATGGACATCTTAAATGCAGACATCAAACTAACAAAATGGGGGAGCAAATATCATGAGTAATATCCAGATCGTTGAGCCAGAGGTTGTTGATTTGCAGGTTTCGAATGGAGATATGCGGGCGCAGGTGGCAATGTTGAAGGTAACGGACGACGCCAGTTTTCAATACGCTGCCGGTCTTCTGTTGGAAATCAAGAAGCGTTACAAGATCATTGAAGACAGGTTTGCAGAGCCCGTTTCCCTTGCCCATAAAGCGCATAAGGCCCTCACAACCCTGCGCGATAGCGTCCTATCGCCATTGAAGCAAGACGAAATGACCGTTAAGCGTGAAGTCGGAAATTACCAGATGGAAGTCGAAAAACAGCGCCGCGAAGAAGCCGAACGCCTTCGCCGCCAAGCGGAAGCCCAAGCCGAAGCGGACCGCATCGCTAAAGCACAAGACCAAATGGACCGAGGCGATTTGTCAGGGTGCGCTCAAACGCTGGAGGCTCCACTAGCCCCCGTTGTCGTTGAAGTCAAGACGCCAGAAGCGCCAAAGATTGCCGGTATTTCGATGCGCGACGAGGTTATGTTTAAAATCTCCGACCCCGACGCGGTCCCGCGAAACCTTTGTTGCCCTGACGAGAAAAAAATTAAAAACTACGTCAAGGCGATGGGAAAAACCGCCAGCATACCCGGGGTTATGGTGTGGGTTGAGAAAGTGGTTTCTGGGAGAGTGTAATGGACGACGTTAAGTTAATCAACGAAAAGCTTCGGTCGTACCCAGAGGACATTTATAAGGCGTCCACTCGAACCGAAGACCTGCGAGAAAAATGGCAGCTCACAGAAGCGCGAAAGGAAATGGAGTCAGCTAAAGCTTACATGGCGGCGCTGGCGTTCAATAATACCGCAGGGAAAGCAAAAGCAAAGGCGGCAGAGGCTACTTACGAGACAACGCAATCGGTCATTATTGCTGAATCTGCATATAGGCGGGCGCTGGCTGACCAGACAAGATTAGAAAATGAATTCACAGCCGTCAGAAAAATGGCTGAAATGCTGAAATTAACAGAGTTTCATTTAAGGGGGTAACATATGCCAATACCTGTGATTGCCATATTAGCGGTTGGCGTCGTCTCGGCTTTATGGCCGGCTCCAAAGCTGGACCATCAAGCGCCGGCGTCGGGTGGTGTCTTTGCGCCCGCGTCGGTTTCTACATTCAGGCCCAGAGAAACACAAACGTTCAAGGCTGAAGTCACTATCCCGACGGTAAATCAGGACGAAATAAAACTTGACACTTGGAAATAGAAAAAGGAAAATCACACACATGGATACCCTGAGAAAATCCGACACCTCTCCATTTCCTCCACGGCTCTGCAGCCTTCACCTCTCAGGGTATCTGTTGCATCCGTGGGGGGTTTTTTATGCCTAAATTGCACTGGATTAAATTTCATCCTTACGATTGGATGAACGACACCCGGGAGCTATCAGCCGAAGCTAAAGGGTGCCTCATAGACATCCTTTGTTTGATGTGGAACGCACAAGAGCGCGGGCGATGGGTGGGGGACTATAACCAGTTCGCCAGAGTGACCGGAATCCCTTGGGAATCGGCCCCAAGGATCATCGCGGAGTTGTCGGCTAAAGTGTTACGCGTAACGGACCGTAACAATTTAGTAACGCTTGAAAACCGCAGAATGTTAAGAGAAGATTCGCACTATAAAAACGCGGCGAATCGTCAAAAGAGGTTCCGCAGTAACGCTATCAGTAACGCTTCCGTAACAGACAAGACGTTAAAGACGTTAAAGAAGTTAGACGTTCAAGACGTTAGAAGACGTCAACTACAACACCAAGATATCGCGCTACCGCGCGAACCCATCCAACCGGTGGAATTACGGGAATATCGAATCCCGGAGCCGAAAGAAGACCCGACCGCGGCTTTGGTGATGTACTACAAGGCGGTCAAGAAGACGATCCCGTTTGACGACCGGTCTTGGGACAAGACGCACTGGCCGCGCTCTGCTAAAGCTGCCTCTGCCGTTTTGAAGGTCTGCGGCTCGTATGAGTCCGCGCGGGCCTGTATTGACGAGGTATCAGAAAGTATGGGGGAAAAGTCGTGGACGCTGGAAACGATAGTCCGATGGGCGCACGAATGGAAAGCCAAACAAGGGGGGAAAGACTATGGAGCCACAAATAGCACGCGCTTTTACGATGCGGTTGCTAAACAGCGCACAAATTCAAAGTTTGCGGGATTACGAGCAAACGCTACCGCCGGGCAGATACTTGACAGCGTTCGAGATATGCAAAGACTTCAGCTTGAAGCCGAAGGAACCGATATCGGAGCAAGCAGAGATGCAGATGAAAATGTTGTGGCGGGAATTCGAGAAGACGCTGTGGAAGCAGAGGCAGATTGAAGAAAAAAACTATGCCCCAACAATTAGGGGTTTTCAGGGCAAGACGTACCACGACGAGATTCATCAGTGGGAAAATTACGCCATGCAAAATTATAAAGACGCCAGCTTGTCGGCGCTGAATTATTGATATGCACCAGAAAGATTCGATTTTAGAAGCGTTTAAGAAAAGCGGCAACACAATGACGCTTGGCGAAATCCTGAAGCACTCATGGGGGTATGAATTCCGCGCCCGGGCGACCGAGCTGCGGAGGAAAGGGTTCACGGTCCTTCTGGCGAGAGGCAAAACGCCAAGTGAGAACCGATATCACATTATCCCCCCGGCCACGGACGGCCAGATGGCCTTTTTATGACCTGCGCACCCCCGGCCCGGGATTTGGCTTTTACGTTTACGGTCCCGGGAATCCCGGTCCCGAAAGCACGCGCCCGGGTAAACCGCGCCGGCTGGAGTTTTACCCCTAAACGCACCCAACAGGCCGAAAACGCGGTCAGACTCTACGCCACAATGGCCCGAAAACGAACGGAAATGGCCTTTTTAGGCCCGAATTGCGAAAAAAGGCTATATGTGTGCGTCAAGCTGTACGGAGCCCGTAAAAACGCAGATTTGGACAATCTGTACAAACTGGTTACAGATGCCTGTCAGGGGTTGCTTTACAAAAACGATTCTCAGATTGATTGCGCCCTAATCTATCGCTTCGATTGCCCAAAAGGCCAAGAGCGAACGGAAGTCATTATTCAGAGCATGGAAATTGAACCATGATCATCTCGGAAAAGGTGAAAAAAATGTACTACTTTGACCAGTCAGCCCATAACGGAATCGGAGACACCATCTACGTGTTCGATACGCGCACGGAGGTTTATGTATGGCTTTTTCTCATGCCATTTATTGTCGCGTTTACGGCTTGGGCAATTTACAAGTTGATCGACAGGGATATGCGATGACCATCGAATCCAAAATCTGCGTGGTGGTGATCTACCTCTGTCTCTTGGGTGGGATCATCTGCGGGTATCTGTACCACGAAGAGAAGACGGAGATGGGGCGTATCGGGATGCAATTAGAGGCTCAGATCAACCACGGACGGGCTAAATGAAGTTTTGGCTGAAGGTCCCGATCTACTTGTTTTGGATGGCAATAGGCGTTGTGATTCTGACGGTCTACGTGATCGTGACCGAGACAGTCAAGCTGGCCCAGAGAATGGGGAAGGAGAGGGTATGAAATTCCGAAAGAAACCAGTAGTCATTGAGGCGATGCAGTTCTTCGTAAATACGCCTGATGGATGGCCGCTAGGGGTCTACAAAGACGGCAATAGGCATTGCATTGATACCTTGGAAGGCCCTTTAAATGTTTCAGAAGGCGACTGGATTATCACCGGAGTAAAAGGCGAACGGTATCCTTGCAAGCCTGACATCTTCGAGGCGACATATGAGCCAGTTGAATAAACGCGGCGTAGTCCCCATCTGGCTCTTGGGAGTGATTTAAGTGTATGGCTTGGATTTATTTAGCGGTATCGGAGGAATCACCAAAGCCCTTGAAGGATACGTCACCCCTGTCGCTTACTGTGAAAACGACCGATACGCTCAAGCCGTTCTCTTATCACGAATGGCTACAGGAGACCTCCCGCTTGCACCGATATGGGATGACGTTACCACGCTACGCGGAACCTACATTCCAAGGGTCGATATTATCTACGGAGGATTTCCATGCCAAGACATTTCTGTTGCGGGACGCGGAGCTGGCCTGGAAGGAAAGCGAAGCGGTTTATTCTTCGAGATCGCTCGGCTCATTGGCGAGATACGACCGCGATTCGTATTCCTGGAGAACGTATCAGCGATCACTGTTCGAGGAGCAGAACGAGTTGTTGGGGAGCTTTGCCGCCTACGGTATGACTGTCGATGGGGAATTTTATCCGCTGCGGATGTGGGAGCGCAGCACAGGCGAGATAGATGGTGGCTGTTGGGCCACGCCGAACGCAAGGGATGGGAAGGATTTAAGCAGGACAAAAGCATTCCTGGCGGCCAGAGAAAGGCATTCCCCGTCATTAGCAACCATAGCTCTCATAAATGGACTGGAATGGACGAACGTGGTTTCCCTGTACGAGAACGCAATGGGGTACGCGTTTTCATGGACAGAAATAGAATCCACTCCCTCGGTAACTCAGTGGTTCCGGCCCAAGCGCGAGAAGCCTTTGAAAGGTTGATGGGATTAAAATGAATTTCTCCGTCGAGCATCTAAATAAAAAGGACCCGAAAGGGACAGGATTCTCTGTAGTGGTTAATCCTAAGCTCGGCGGGGGATGTTTTGGAATTAATAAGAGAGGCATTGTCCCTCTCTGGCTCTTGGTCGTCGCTGGGATGCTGGCGGTGGCCGTGATTGAGGGGGTGCGGAAGTGAAAATAAAGCATTTGCTGGCCGCAATCATCGTGACGTGGGATGTGGTGACGTATGGGCCAGAAAAAGAGGTTAAACATACAAGTCAGTATACGGGAGTCACCTACACCTACAAGGAAAAGCAGTTAGACCAAAGACGGCCAATGATTAAGAGATTCAAAACGAAGGAAGAAGCCATGCAATTTCTTAACGATGCCCCTAACTCAGAACTCCCCATATTCGGGAAGGATCTTCAATATCAAAAACCAAGTGTGACCATACCTTTAATAGGCGGAGATTACTGGCTGGACAATTTCGTTGTCAGAGATGAGAACACCGTCTATTACGACGGGAGAGAAAAGAAGTGAATGGACGCCATCGTACCACCCTTGGCGTTCGTGGGACTGCCGAATGTTCAGGTCGTGCAGGACATCGCGCAATGGATTTGGACGCACAAGATGTATCTGGGGATGAGGTGGCTGGCGGCGTCGCTCTTGTTTGCGGCGTTCTGGATACTGGTCATGGCGATAGCGGGACACGAACGAGATGACGACTGAGGAGGATGGGATTATGAACTGCGAATGTGGTCATGACGTATTTGAGCATAGGTCTGGGAAGAGATGTCAAACACGTTATTGTCTATGTAAAAGATTCAAGGAGAAAAGATGACCCCCACCGAGAGAGCGAAGGAGATCGTCAGAGGGGATTGGACCGCGAATTTTTGTAATGACGATGATTGCATTACGGACGCTGAATGGCGAAAGTTGGAATCCATAATCGCCGCCGCCCTCACCGAAGCCAGAGCCGAGGGGTTTAGGGAGGCTAGGGATAAGGCGTCCGAACTCACGGTGGATCACAATGGGTGCGTGAATGACGAATGTTTCAAACGGAATTGCGCGACGGTTCTATTCGACAAAATCGAAGCCCTCGCGCCGGGGGAGAAATGACGTTTACTGACGAGGATTTGAAGCGGTTGAAAGAGAAAATAACCGAAGGGATAAAAGAACAGGACGGATGTTTGACTGTTTTTATGGACCATGCTCAAGCCCTCCTCGCTCGCTTGGAGGCTGCCGAGAATACCATAACAGCGGAGCGATGCCCCGACTGTCCCGATCAAGGATGGTATTGGTATCGTCAGCCAAGCACGGAAGACGCTGGACAAGCGCAATGTCAGTATTGTTTTGTGACTCCAAACTCTCTATTTCATGCCTTGGAAGCATGGAAAAAGGCCGCTGGCAAATGACAATTCGTCGGGGGTAATCCGTAATGGAACCGGAAGGCAGAGCTTGTGCGCTGAACATGATAAGGCGCATTATTGCGAGTTCGATTCTCGCACCCCGACCCAATTTGAGAGATTTGGTCTTCGAGAACGGGGAACTATAGGCCCCTAAGCGTAGAAGATGCGACGAGCAAACCCGAAGTCCTGTTATGGTCGGCGACGGGGAGTAGGCAAAAAGCTCTAGGCCGACCGCCAATTTGAGAGGCGAATGTACAGAAAACGCCGGAATGTATGCAGACAGGAGGGGTGATGATTCATAAATGTGAAATGCCGAAGCAGCCGTGCAGTTGCCATGCTTGCGACGTCCCGCACAAGTGTTGCTATACCCCGAAGCCGAAGGCTCGGGTAGATAATGGGTTTTATTTCTTTAATGGAATTTCTATCCCTGATTCTGCTGGTTTTGTTATTCCTGTCTGCCAAGCGCACGTACGTGAAAATCCCATGAAGCCGAAGGAGGTTAAGTGCGTAAGATGCACGACATTTATGGGACCTCTAGGAGATTGCTCTTGTGCTCCCCCGCTCCCTGCGGAGGTGGAGAAAGCTATTGAGAAGGCGGCAGATCAAATCTGGTTCGGTCCATTAATTTCTCATTCCGGCCTTTCCCCAATACTCCGCGCCCTCGCCCACCTCGCACGGAAGGCGAGATGATGACTGATAACGAAATCAATGAGGCGGTAGCGAGGAAGTTGGGGTGGGTATTAGGACTTCAATTCTGGAACCATAAGGACAAAGGCTATCTGCTTAGAAATCCACCCCCCTACTCCACCGACATCAAGGCGGCGTGGGAAGTGGTGGACTACGTTTGCGCTAAAGGATACTCTGTAACGGTAGGTCAAAACCCATGTAGGTGCTTGATTTGGAAAACGCATGAAGACTTTAACTCTATAGCCGAAGCCGACACCGCCCCGCGTGCGATCTGTGAAGCTTTCCTTAAACTGCCATGAGCGTCATCCGCCTCGCCAAACACCCCAAGGTGGCCTTCTGGAAGCAGCAATGGGAGCACGAAAAGTGCCATCCGATGCTCCACGTCTGGAAACGCTCGTCCGAAGATAAAGACAAGTGTTACTGCGGTCGCAAGACGCTAAAGGCCACCATGAGAGCGTTTGTGTTTATTGAGGCGAAGTGATGAGTCACGGAGGAGCAAGGGCGGGAGCGGGACGGCCTCGGAAGTTTGTGTGTCCACGCTGTAAGTTCTTTCAGAAGTTAAAAGGCCGAAGTTATTGTGGAGATTGCGAGTCAACGCTCAATTCAATCTGGCGGCTAAAAAGGAGTGCTATGACAGAAGACGAGATTCAAAAGCGCATTAAAGAATTGCCCGGCAAACGGTACGAGAAGCGCGGACAGCCGAAGAAAAAGATGTGTCCGAAGTGTGGGAAGCGCGAGAAGTCACTGAATCTGGCTTACTGTAAGCCCTGTCGTTTAAAATACTGCAACGACTACAAGGCCAAGCGGTTGCGCGGGAAGACCTACTCCGGGGAATTTTCCTGTATTACAACCGACAGTCTTGAAGCGTCTTTGGACCGGATGTTTGAGAAAAAGTAGATGTAAACAAAATCATTGAAAAATTCGCAATCGCGCAGTATACTAGACACAATAATGGCCGATATAGGAACCCCCGATACGGGAAACTCCAAGAACGCTGGCATGCAAGACCAGATGGCGTTCAACTCCTCATTTTTGCAATCGGCGTCCTTCGACAAAGACAGCAATCAACTGACCGTCAATTTTAAGTCCGGGTCGCAGATCGTTTATCAAAGCGTCGATGCGTCAACGTGGGAGTCGTGGAAGCTTCATCCATCCAAAGGCAGTTTCTATTCCCGGTTCATCAAGAAAAACGAGTTAGGGTCAGAGGTACAGTCTCCGTTAAAAGTCAGTGATTTCACAAAAGCCAAAGAGGGGAAAAACAAATGGCAGCGTCTAACAAAAACCGCGTCGTTACGAAGAGGCTGATACCGTCAGTTTTGCCGGACATGTCGCCGGATCAACGGGCGGCGTATGATTTGAAGGCCAAGAAAGAAGCGCAAGACCGCGCGGACGCTATCGCGGCAGAAAATCTTATTCCAGCAGAAGCTTCCGTGACGTTGCGTTTTCGATTGTGTAAGCATGGCCGGCACTGGCAATCTTACGCTTACGACGAGTATCGCAAGCGGTGGGATGGTCTTCTTCCAGCACCGTCATTGCTCAGTTCAGCGCTTGGCGTCTTAGAATCGGAAATGTATCGTCAAAGCGTGGGGGTTTAAATCATGAATGTGTTCTATCGCTTAGGGGAATGGTGGGAAAGCCGGCGCAAGGTGTTGTGGGATGAACACATAGACGACATCGAGAAGCTTGAAGCCATCATCAAGAAGCAAAACGACAAGATCAAGGGCTTAGAGCTTGGGATTAAAGAGTCCCAGACCATTCCTACGTCAATTGGCAACGAAATAAAAGCGCTGCGGATTCGTGTGGATCAGATGGAACTCTACGTCGGATTGAAACGCGAGAAGAAACCCGAAACGGTCCCGGGAGCTGCAAGGATTTCATGATGGAAGCCAACATCAAGCCGGTCTATTTATCGGAGCCGGTCGCGCCCACGGTTCGACAAGTGACATGGTGGGACGTGGTGCGTAATGCCATCTGGAACGCCGCCCGTCGTCCTCTGGTGCGCATCCGACAGCGACAATTGCGCTCTTTAGCCAGTGACGTCAAGAGCGACCTTGTCATTGACCTGTTGCCATTCCTTTGGCAGGTCCGCTATGCGTGTCAGCCTTGCCGGGAAGCGTATTCGTGCTTGCACTCGGAAGTGTTTGTCTCATCTATCAAGCTGATTTTAACGCGCATGAAGTGCGAAGACCATGCGGAGTGGTACGACGCCTTTCTGTCAAAGTACAAACACAAATTTGACCGAAACGACGCGATTTCTAAATGGATAAATGGGCTATGACTGTACAGGAATACGAAGCGTTAACGCCATATCAAAAAAGCGTTTATCGTCTTTTGGAAAAACTACTGGAGGAGATCAAGGCGTTGCGCGTTGATTCTACGATATGACTTTTTGCCGATCATGCGACAAGGCAATTGAAGCCGGGCATACGGTGGTGGGCCTTCCGGTCATCCGCATCCAAGCGGAAGGAAAAAGCCAGTTAGCCGGGACTGAGGTTCTTTTCCATTTGCATTGCTTTTTAAAGCATTTTGGTAAGGAAAAGGTGAAAATCATTACAGGTCAACCACAATGATTACCAAGGAGAACCGAGCGCATGGCGGTCCGAGGCCGAATTCAGGGCGTAAAAGTGAAGGATTTAGGAAAAAGTGCGCAGAATTGGCTATGTCGCCCAAGTTCTTCGCGTTTGCCAAAAAGGTCTTTGACGGTGAAGCAGTTGAGGAGCGCGTCGCGAAAGATGGTGGCACTATCTTTATCCAAGCCTCTGTTGGTGATCGTGTTTACTTGTGGGAAAAGCTCGCGGCCTACGGATTTGGAAAACCCGCTAACGAAGTGGATTTTTCAGAAATCGCGGGGCCGGTGCAGAAGCTCATTGACCAGAATCAAGCCTTGCGCATCATACAGGAGATGAATTTTGCTGACAGAACGGGAGAAGCAGATAGGGGCACGGCTAAGTTGGGAAACGGGAATTCTGAGGTTCAAGCTAAAGAAGCCCCAACACCTCGGATATGACAAGTTTTACACAAAGCGCCCATCTCGAAAGCTGTTACTCGTCGAGGGCCGACGTTGCCGAAAGTCCACGCTTTTGCTCATACTGCACGCAGAAACGAATATTAGAACTGCCGGAGTACAGACGGCTTATGTCGCCCCCGTTGAGAAAGGCTTGGCAGATTACATTACGCCTATTATCGGCGTCGTTTTTTCTGACTGTCCTGACGACCTACTTCCCCGATACCGCGACAAGAGCAACGACTTACTTTTTCCTAACGATTCCCGCGTCGTATTTAATGGGTGTAATATGCGTCAGTATCGCTATATGCGTGGTCAGAAACTGGCGCTGGCAACAGTTGACGAGATGGCTGAAGTCGATGATCTGGAGGCCGCAGTAGATGACGTTCTATTCCCTGCGGTATGGGATTCAGACGGAGAGATGGTTTTGTCTGGAACTCCCCCTCCTATCCCTTCTCCAGATGATCCTGTTGTACGTTACGTTGAATCCGCAAAGCAGCATGACAGCTATGTTCATGCGACTGTTTACGAAGCTGGATACTCTCATGACAAGATTGCCGAAGCGCTCAGGGAAACCGGAAAAGGTGAAATAGGTGAAAAAGAGTCTAACGTCATTGCCAAAATATGTGATCCGGCGCGAGGACACTCGGTCACCCAAATCTACGAGTATGCTAAAGAAGAAGGTATCGGGAAAGAGTACCTCACGCGCTTTATGCGGGAGTTTATGGCGTGGTTCGTCCGGGACGAAACCTATGTCATTGTCCCAGAGTTCGACGAAGGATTACATGTCCGAGCCGCTCCGACTCCCATCGGGTACGACCTCTTGTACAAAGCGTCAGGATCAGACCTTGGCGTTGCCGACAAGACCGTTGAGGTGTTCGCTTATTATGACTTTCAAAGGGCGAAAATCGTTGTACAGCGTGAATTCTGGATCGAAGGGGCTGACGTTAGAACCGATATCTTCGCCGCTCGACATAAAGCCGTGGTTACCGAAATTGCGTGGGGTAATGATTCAAGGCACACCTACTGGTCGGATAATTCTAACCTCATGCTTCTCAATGACCTTGCAGCCCTCCACAATGTTCACATCGGAGCTACCGAGAAGGAGAACAAAGCGGAATGGTTGAATCTGGTTCGGATTCTCTTAAAGCAGAACAAGATCGAGATCGACCCGTCTTGCAAGCTTCTCATCGCCACACTGAACGGTGCGTTCTGGAAGGATGCCAAGAAATTGGACTATGGCCGGTCAAAGGCTCTCGGGCACATGGACGCTTTAGACGCCTTGCTCTATTGCGTGCGAAATCTCAACATGAGCACCAACCCCTTCCCGGTGAACTACGATTTGACGAGGGGCGTCGTGTACGATAGCGCGAACCATATCTATCCTGAGAATTGGAACAAGAAGGCGCACACAGACGAGGGCCGCGCACTGGAACGGATTTTCAGCAAGGAACGATTTAGTAAGAAGCCAAAGGGCAGCCAGATCATGGGGGGATTGTGACACCGACAGAAAAGCTGGCGCGTGTCGCAAAGTTGTGTGAAGAACTCGAGAACGAGGAAATGCCGGTTCTTGTCGAGTCGCGCATAGCGGCACTTGCAAAAGAGTTGAAAGTCAACCCTTTTCAATGTGCCTTGATCTATTGGGCGCTGAAGGGGAAAGGTGATCTTTTCTCGATGTTCGGTCCTGACGTCAAAGTCAGATTTAGGGCTCGATAAGGATAATTCAAATGCAACTAAACGACATTCCGACACCCGCACAAGACCCCACCCCTGTATCACAGCAGGTCATGGACACCCAAGAGATGACGCAGCCGGATAACAAGCTGCGGGAAGCCCTGAAAGACTATTGGGCGTTAAAGCCGACGCGGGAATGTATCAACTCTCTCGTTAAGAAGGCCCGGCAGTATTACGGTTACTTAAACGCGACCGGCAAAATGGCGCTCATGCGTCTGTGCTATGAGCAGTACAATCGCGGGTTTATCACGCTGGCGTCTATGTCGAGGAGCGGGATCGAAGGCGAACTCATCAACCTTCCCATCAACGAATTCCGCAACCTTGCCGACCACGTGATTGGCCTGACGACTCAGGAAAAGCTGGCGTTTGAATCGCAGCCGGTCAATAACGACTATTCGACGTCCGCGCAGGTGACGCTTTCGGACAGCATCCTTGCCGATTACGCCAAGAATAAGGGCATGGGCTACACCACCGACCGCGCGACTGAGAACGCTTTCATCTTTGGTGAAGGATCGACCCTGAAACTCTGGGACGAGTCCATCGGTGACCTGAAAGCGGTCGATACCGGAGCGCAGAAGATTTACCGCAACGGCGACGTGACGTTTGTAGAGCTAGACCCCACGAACCTGATTCGTGATATTCATGTCCAGTCGTTTAAGCAGAACAATTGGTTTACGGCCCGGATATTCGTCAACAAGTATGAGTTGGCCGCGGCCTACCCGGACAAAGCCAGCGAAATCTGTGAGCGCTCTATCTCTCAGGATTGGGACAATACGCGCCTGACAACCAATTCGTCGGATGATTGCGACCTGATTCCGCTTTATCTGTGGTTCCATCGCCAAACAAACGCGCTTCCTTTTGGCCGGAAAATCTTCTATATCGACTCCGACTTGTGGCTGGAAGACGGGGCCTTGGATTACCGGGAAATCCCCATCTATACGAACATGCCGGCTCCGGTACAGGGCTTAAACTTCGGATACACCGTCGCTTATGACTTGCTCCCGCTGCAGCAGTTCATTGATATCTTGGCCTCCGGCGTAGCGACCAACGTGTCCAACTTTGTGGTGACGAATATCCTTGTGCCGGATAACTGCAATCTGGGCGTGGCTGACATCATTGGTTCTATGAACCTCCTGAAGTACAACCCGCAGGTCGGAAAGCCGGAAGCCTTAAACCTTGTCTTGACGCCGCCGGAGGTGTACGCGCTCTGGGACCGGGTTATTCAGCGCATGGAAACAATCGCCGGCATCAACGCGCAGATGCGTGGTTCCCCGGACGAGAACATCAAATCGGGGGCACAGTCCGCGCTTCAAGACGCCAGAGCCATTCGGTTCAATTCCCGGTTCCAGAAGTCCTACGCGGAGTATTGCGCGGCGCTGGCGACCGGCGTTCTTCAGGATTTACAGGACCACCCGGAAGAAAAGCGCACCGGCCTTATCGCAGGGAAAGCCAACCGCGCCTATATGAAAGAGTTCACCGGTGCGGAGGTCAACCAGATCAAGCGCGTGAACGTGTCCTTGGGCTCGGCGTACCTGCAGACCGATGCCGGAAAGAAGGAAATCGCCGACCAAATCATGTCAACGGGGCTCATCAAAGACCCCGCGCAGTATATCGAAGTCGTCAAGACCGGCTCTTTAGAACCATTGATCGAAGGCCAGCATCGCCAGCTTATGCTCATCAAGCAAGAAAACGAGATGCTTTCGGAAGGCGGCATGGTCAAGGCGATCATGACAGACGATCATGTGACGCATATCATGGAACACGCCAACGTGGTGGCCGATCCGGCTATGCGGGTCAGCCAAGACCCCAAGGTCGCCAGCATCATGCAATCCACCCTTGGGCATATCATGGAACACATCAATCTGTTGTCGACCATGAATCCGATCTTGGCGGCGACGTTAAAGCTGCCTGTTTTGTCCCAACCACCCGCACCACCTGCGGGGCCGGCCAATAAGCCGCCGGCTCCCGGTGGCTCGCCTATTCCGGCAGCCGGAGCGCCGGGGGGTGGAGTAAAGCCAGCACAACCCGCACAAATCCAAGGAGGGGTCTAAAATGCCACCAGAATCAGCCGCGCCAGCACCCGTTACCCAGAAACCAGTCGTTGTCCCACCAGTCCCGGGGTCAGAAGGATCAGGAGCGCTTGCCAAGGGCCCTGCCGTGGGCGGGGAGGCCCCAAAAGATGTAAAGACGGTTGAGGACATGCTGGAGTTTGAATTAGACGTTAAAGGCCAAAAGCAGAAGCTTTCGGGGACCAAAGAGCAGGTCCGGGCGATGCTGCAGAAGGCGCTTTATGCCGATCAGATGATAAAAGACGCGGCACAGGCCAAAAAGGGCTCTGAAAGCCTCATGGCGAAGCTAAAGACGCCGCAGGGGATCAGGGAAGTGCTGTCGGACCCTGAAATAGGGGTGGATATTAAGACTTTGGCCTTAACGTGGGTGCGCGAGATGATGGACGAGGAGAAGCTGACCCCTGAGCAGCGCCGGCTCCGCGATTTGGAGAACGAGAACAAGACCTACAAAGAGAAGGTGGAAGCCGAGGAACGTACCCGAAAAGAGCAAGAGCAACAGGAAAAGACCCAGAAGATGGCCGGTGAATTTAGAACGCAGATCATCGCGGCCATGCAGAAGTTTACGGACTTACCGCAAGATCAGGCCACTATGGACCGCTGTATTCAGTACATGCGTTCTGGCTATAAGCGCTTCGGAAAGATCATGACCCCGGATCAAGCGATGGGCCTCGTCCAGAAAGATTTCTGGGGTGGCATCTCCAACGTGCTAAAGAATATGCCGGCAGAGCAGATTCTAGAGCGATTCGGGAAAGAAACGCTCGACAAGCTTCAGGCGTTGCGCTTGAAAGAGTTGAAAGGCGACATTGACCCGAACAAGGGCCAGACCGTGACGCAGGGCGCGACCGGGAAGAAACGGGCGAAGCTGACAGAAAAGGAATTTGACCGGAACTTTTCGCAGCGATTGGCGGGGCTCGGATGATGGGCCATTGAAAAAAAAGCGTTTTGGGTGTACACTGTAGCGGAGTTTGTTCTTTAACAACCCGATTTTAATTGCTGTTTGTGACCAGTAGGGCGCATTGCGCTACCCGAACCGCACAAATAACGCAACCCACCAAAATGAGGCGCATTGCGCTACCTCTGAAGGCGGTGAATAAAAAATTCATCACTAAGGAGATATTCCAATGGCAGCCGAAACAGTTACAGTCGCCGCAGGTCTTTTAAAACAAGCGTATTCTGAAGATATCAGCAAAGTTATCCCCGCGTCGTCCATCCTTCAGGACCAGATCGACTTTGTCCCAGATGGCCAGCGCGAAGGTGCCCAGTTCAATTGTCCCGTTCTCTTGTCGCTCCCGACCGGTTTCACCTACGGAAGCGGATACGCGACCTTTCAGCCCATCATCCCGTCCAACGTTCAGTATGCCTATCTGACCGGTTCCAACATCAACCTGCGGGATGGTATCGCCAATGACCTCATCAGCCGCGCGATGACGGACAAAAACTCCTTCATGACCGCTTCCAAGTACGTCATGATGGCGTTGCAGAAGTCCATGAGCAAAGAACTCGAATTGAACCTGCTCTATGGTTCTTCGGGATACGGTCAGGGTTCGACCATTGTCGCTTCGACCGCAACCGTGACAAAGCTGACCATCAGCGCCGCCGCTTGGGCGCCAGCGATCTGGTCTGGTATGGAAAACGCCAGCTTGACCATCATGAATGGTTCGTCTTTGGTTGGAACGGAAGGCGGCTATACGCTGACCCGCGTTGACATTGCCAACCGGATTCTCTACCTGACGTCGTCCTCGGGCGATGCGACCACCTTGGTTGCCTTGAACGGAACCACGGTTGACGTGTACCAGAACACCGGTTACGGTAACCAGATGGTGGGATTAAAGAGCATCCTGACGGCTTCCTCGACCTTGTTCGGTCTTGCCACGACCTCCTATAGCGTCTGGCAGCCCAACACCTTCGACGTGGGCACTGCGCCCTTGTCGCTCGGAAAGATCGAAGACGCTTGCGCTTTGGCGACCGCCCGCGGTGCTGAAGACGAAGAACTCTCGGTCCTCATCAACCCCAACTCCTACGCAAACCTCGTTACGGAAGCTTCGAGCGCCCGCCGCTATGACGGGTCTTACAGCAAAAAGAAGCTGGAAAACGGAGCGCGTGAGTTGGAATACCACGGACCCAACGGAATCATCAAAATCGTCGCTCACCCGTTCGTGAAACAGGGCGAAGGTTTCGTGTTCCCCGTGTCTCGCGCTAAACGGATCGGATCAACGGACATCACGTTTGATCTTCCCGGGTTCGCCGGACCGGCGCTGTACTTGCCGAGCCCGACCAACACCGGCGTCGAAGTTCGCGTGTTCACCAGTCAGGCCCTCTTCCATGAGGCTCCCTCGCACTGCGTGTATCTCTCGAACATCGTGGCCAGCACGAACTAATAAACAAGAGGTTCCCCGCCGTGGTGAAGAGGCCACGGCGGGGGTGGCGTTGAAACACTGAGTTGACGTTCAGCGGAATCCCCGCAAAAGGAGCCCACCATGGCCAGTTTCGTAAGGATCGTCCTAAAGACTAATGAATCTTCAAATGCTTGTGACGCTAAGTTTGCTTTCAGCAACATGTCCTATGCCAGCGCTTATAGTTCTCTCAGCCGGTGGTTTCAGGGAATTGCCAGCGGTGCGCGATCTGCTTACGCGATGGTCACGACCGGAGCAACCCAAGCAACGGGTTCGGTGACGTTTTCCAGCGTTGTGGCGACGGATACGGTGACGGTAAACGGCGTTGTGTTTACGGGGAGCAACTCCCCCGCGACAGACGTGCAGTTTTTGACCGGCACGGGCGATGCGGCGTCAGCCACTTCTTTGGCGGCCAAGATCAACGCTAAATCGACGGTTTCACCGGTTGTTTACGCGGCGGTCGATAGCGCCAACACATCCAAGGTCAACATCTATTGTGACGTCCCCGGATTGATTGGGAACCTTTGCACGCTAGCGATTTCGGCGCATGGTTCTGTTTCTGGTGCTAACCTGACGGGTGGCGCTGAAACGGCAGGGACTTCAACGGTATTGGCTAAAGGTATCACGTACCCGTAAGGGGTTTAATTGAAAAAGCTCGTCGCCGCGCTTATTGTCTGTTTGTCGGCTTCCTTTGGATTCGCTGATTCGCAGACGAACCGTCTACACTTAACGCTTCCCACGATTGGATCACCGACGTGGGGTCAAAAGGTCAACTCGAATTTCCAGATCCTTGACTCCACGGTCGGTGCTTTGGGGGCGTCCAATACCTTCAGCAGCACCCAGACCTTCAACGCTTACGTTCAATTCAATAGCACCGTCAATTGGCAGAACCTTCAAGCTGGTACGGGTCAGTGCCTTGGCGTCGACACGTCCAGCAACACCGTGTTGGTGACCTGCGGGGGCGGTGGCGGTAGTGGTGGCGGTGCGGGCGTCATTGCCGGGACGGGTAGTCTATACGATATCCCATACGTTTCGGTGGCGTCTTCCAACACCTTGGCGATGTCATCGAACCTGAAAGTATTCCCTTCGAGCGTGACCGTACCGGCAAGTCTCGGCCTTAATGTTACCTATGGCGCGACTGTAAGCACCATCACTATTTCCACCGTTACCGCCAACCAGATCCCCTACGCCGGTGGTGTCGGTAGTGGGTTGATCGGAAGCCGGTACTTTACCTTCTTCTCATCGAATGGTGTTGGAGCGCTCGGGACTGAAAACCTCATGCACGGCGGGTTCAGTCCTTACTACGTCCAGTATTCATCTAACGCGATGGGCATGGGATGGTATGACGCAAGCGAGATCTACACGAACGCCCATATGTGGGGGTCGCTCATTATGCACCCCAACGCTTACCCTTCCATCGCTCAGGGTTCGCTCAATTTGTATGCGCGGGACGGGTCCAACGTCCAGATCGACGTTACGGGTCAGAACGGATACAACTCAGGGACCATTCAGCTTCGATCATCCGACGAAAACAACGAAGGAACGCCGCATGTGGGTCTTCAGTATGATTCCACAATGACGGTTCTTGTTACTGACCTTCCAAACAACGTAGACGCAATCTCTGGGTATGGCCGATACGTTCCACATGATTATTCCGCTGTTTTAGAAGCCAGTTCCACCACGCGCGGCTTCTTGCCTCCGCGACTCACCACAACCCAGAAGAACGCCATTGCCAGCCCTGCGGCTGGACTTATGGTTTACGATACGACGCTTTCCACCATGACGTTCTACAACGGGTCCGGCTGGATCGTGTTTGGCGGGGGCGGGGGTGGGTCTGGGAGTCCCGGAGGATCAACGGGACAGATGCAATACAACAATGCCGGTTCCTTTGCTGGCGTGTCGGGGAGTTTCGTCACAGCTTCCAGCACAACGCTTTCAACGGTCACCATTCGCGGAAGCCTTGGGATTAACGCTCAAAGCCCTGCGGAAGCCTTTAAGATCGTCCAACTCCCAGACGGGACTGGTGGCTCTACTGCGGCCTCGTCCTTTATTGTCTACCCATCCACGGATGCGAACGGAACGGTGTTTGAAATCTACAACGCCAAGCAGCAACGGTCTATGTATCTGGACTCAACAAATGGACAGGTAGATGTGACGTGGGGAATATCGGCGGGGTCTGGAACATACGCGACGAGCCTTACGGTAGCTGGACAAAACGTCTGCCAAGCGAACGGGACGAATTGCCCCGCGTCAAGTGGTGGATCATCTGCGCTCCAAGTAACAGAATCAGGCGTCCAAATTACGAGCCCGACAGCTTCCATTAATTTCTACGGAGGTGATTTCAACCTTTCCGCGATAGGGTCAACGTCTACCGTTTACATGTCGCCCGACACAACCAATTATATCCACAACACGTCGTCGCTTCAGTCTGGGGCTACGATGTACGTTTCAAGCGGAACAGTGGCGACCCAGTTTAATTCGCTTGGTCATTCATTTTTCGGAGGGGCCTCTGCAGCAGACGCAGACGTGGAATTCTTCAATGACGCAAATGTGATTTTCAACGTACAGCGAACAATAAACGGAAGCGTAACAATGAGGTCTGTAGCGGATACGACCGCTTGGCAGTTTGACCCACAAAATGAGAGGGTATATCAGCAAGTCCCGTTAGAAATACGGAATGGAAAACAGCTAAAAATGTACGATGATTCAGGGAATTATTACACTGCAATCAGATCGACCCCCACAGGGACATTTAATCAAACGTATTATTTACCTGTTACGACAGGGACAGTCAATCAATTTCTTAAAATCGCGTCTGTTGAATCGGACCATGTCTCATTGGGATGGGCGACAGGTTCCGGCGGCGGTATCTCACTCACAGACCTAAGCGCCTCGCAACCTATCGTCTATAACAACCTGACGGGAGCTTTCTCCGCGACTCCGATCAGCTTATCAACGGGTGCCGTCGGGACTCTCCAAGCGGCCCAGATGCCAGCCTTGACGGGCGATATCACAACCTCTGGCGGGAGCCTTGCCACGACGCTTGCCAGTGTCGTGACCGCCAACCAGTACGGAAGCGCGACGGTGGTTCCGGTCATTACGTTCGATGCGAAAGGGCGCATTACAGCGGTATCGAGCGCGACGATTACGGGCGGGTCTGGCGATGCGGTCCTTTCAGCAACCCAGACGTTTTCTGGAGCGAATACCTTCTCCAGCACAGTCAATATCAGTTCGGTTGCTACCGTTACGGCCTTGGTGCTTGGCACAACAAACTATGCGGCCTACGGTTCTTCGGGCACGATCACGCCGGACGCCACGATGGGAAATAACATCTCCATCACGCTCACCAGCTCGGCCACAATTAACGTGCCGATCAACGCTCAGGACTTCGAGATGTTCCGCTACCGGATCATCCAAGACGCGGCGGGCAGCAGGGCGGTTACGCTAGGATCTGGGTTCGCCTTCGGAACGGACGTTTCGAGTGCGACCTTCTCGACCGCAGCGAACAAAATTGACTATCTGGCCTGTATCTACAACACCGCCAGTAGCAAGTGCCACGTGGTGTCACCTGCGATCAGGGGCTATTAATGAATCGACTCGCTCTCATCTTCCTCGTCCCTTTCAACCTCTGGGCGACAACGCCACAGCAAATGATTGCAGGGGTTGGCGGGACGCCAAACGTGGGCTCAACCTCAACCTCTCAGATATACGGAAATAGTGGAGGCGGGTTCGACGCGACTGTTGATCGAAATACCGGGATTCAATCAGTTCCGGGAACGTGGTCAAACATGAAGATCTGTCTTAACAATCCCGCCGGTTCTGCGAAATCGTTCACGTTTACGGCACAACTCGGAGCAAGGAATCAGGATTCAACAATCACCTGCGCCATCTCAGGGACAACCCAAACGTGTTGCGAGGACGTGACGCACAGCTCGACGACGGTGGCTGGTGACCTGTT